ATACTTAAAAAAGCAGGTTTGTCTTTACGAATGCCTAAAAGGGAAAAAGAACAAAGAGATGTTGTTCGAGGACGAGCAAAAGAGTTGACAACTACCCGTCAGACCAATTATATTGAAGGGAGACTGGGTTTAATCATAGACGGAACAGGTCGTGATTACGATAGAATTACAAAACAAGCATCAGAGTTGCAAGGTTTGGGATATGATACTTATATGATATTTGTAAATACATCATTAGAAGTGGCATTACAAAGAAATGAAAAAAGGGCAAGACGAGTTGAAGATAGTATTGTAAAGTCGTCATGGAACTCAGTACAACAAAATATAGGTAAATTTTCACTATTTTTTAAAAATGGTTTTATTGTGGTTGATAATAACAGGGCAGACGAGGATGTCATGCGAGTGGTTTCTAAGAGAGTAAGATCATTACTAAAGAAACCAGTACAGAATGGTAGAGCGAAAGCATGGATACAAAACGAGTTACGAAAAAGAAAAAGATAAGAATACTTACACTACGATACGGTACTAAATTTGGATCATGGTGGGAAGATAATCTAAAATATATGATAGATACTTATTCGAATTTAGAGTATGATCAATTTATCACGGTAAAAGAAACTTACCCTATATTTGAAGACGATGATAATAAGATGATGAATAAACTTGTATTATTTGATAAATTTAGAGATAATAATCATATTAATATCTATTTTGATTTAGATGTCATAATCAAAGGAGATTGCAACAAGTTTTTAAGAGAGGATTTTACACTATTAGATACAAAATCATGGGCCTTACCTGAAACTTACGACAAACATGGTGGATTGTGTTCAGACATTATGTCATGGTCAGGTGATTTATCAAAAATATATCTTGACTATATTGATGAAATAGATTATAATTATCTCAAATGGCCGTACACTGATAGTTGGTTTAATAATTACAAACATAATCGATACACTACGGGTTACACATCTATAAGATGTAAAACAAATTTTGATGATCATGATGTTGTATGTTTTAACGGACATGCATCAACAATGGCTAAAAGAGGTTGGTGGCAAGAATACACACAACCTATTAAACCATATTGGGAAAGTGCAGAGATATGAAAGTATTAATATTAGGTGGACACGGATTTATAGGTAGTCATATATCAAATATTCTGAAGACACAAGGACATACAGTAGGTATCGTAGATTGTTATCATAGATATTATACGTTTCCAAAAAAAGAATACGATAAGGTGTCAAAGATTCGTATTGCACATTCAAACGCAGATTATTTGTATAATGGTCAAATAGAAGATGTGCCATTCATGGAAAATACATTCAAATCATTTCAACCAGATGTTGTCATACATGTGGCGACATATCCTAACGCATACATGGTAAAGAGAAATGTAATTAATGCAACGAGTAATATGATTAGTGCTACTGCAATTGTATTAGATTTATGCGTGGAGTTTGACGTTAAGAAGATAGTATTTGCATCTTCATCAATGGTATATGGTGATTTCAAAGAAGACGCACCGTCAGAGGATGCAGAAACAAATCCACTTACACTATATGGTTCATATAAACTACAAGGTGAAAAAATGTGTAAGATTTGGCATCGTGAAAAAGGTTTAGATTATGTAATCATGAGACCATCAGCATTATACGGCACCCGTGATATGATAACAAGAGTCATATCTAAAATGACTGAATCAGCATGTTTAAATAATATAATAAAAGTTTATGGGCCAAATAATAAACTTGATTTTAGTTGGGTTGAAGATGTTGCAAATGCATTTACTACAGTGGTAACATCAGACATAAAAAATGAAGTGTTTAATTGTACAAGAGGATATGGAAGAAGGATTATTGACGCTGCAGAAATGATACAATCGCACTTTGGTGCAAAGATACAATTACATCCACATGATAGTTTTTATCCAAATCGTGATACACTGAATAGTGATAAACTAAAAAATATGACAGATTGGAAACCAAAGGTTGATATTGAGGTAGGTATACCAAAGTATCTAAAGTATTTTGAAGAGATATATGATTCAACAATTTTACCTAGATAGATTATATTTTGATAATGATGGTGACATTGAACATGGTTATAAAATTGTTAACAGTGATGGTAATTACTTTGATCTTGATTTTATTGAAGAACAAATATTAAAGTTTGTTAATCGTAAATATGCAGTGGCAGTATCAAACTGCACAAATGCATTGACACTAATTTTAATGTCAAAAAACTACCCTAAGAACTCTTTGATTGCATTACCTTCTTACACATATAGAGGAACAGCGAGTGCGATTGAATTGGCAGGTCACATACCTGTTGCAATAGATATTAAAAATAACTATCATATCAATCAAATAGATCTACAAAAGAAAAAATATTTTAAAGATATAAAGGCAATGATTGCTGTATCTTTATTTGGTAATCCTTTAGATAAAAATAAATATTGGAGTTTTTGTCATGAAAATCAAATAGATTTGATTGAGGATGCGGCTCAAAGTTTTAGTGCATGGAATAGTGGTACTGTTGGCATGGCATCAGCGCTTAGTTTTTCACCAACAAAACCATTTCCCGTTTTAGGTCATGGTGGAATGATACTTACCGATGATCAAGACATTTATCTATCATGTAAAGAGAATAGAAAGAAGTACAATTTTTTTATGGACTCAAAGGATGCAAGAACTTTAAGTTTATTATTAGGTAGATATGATGAATACAATGAGAGAAGACACAATATTGCAGATTTTTACACACGTAACATAGATTCAGAACATACAATGGTTGCACCCATAGAGGACTTTGGGGGTAACTCATTTTCTAAATTTATTGTTCATTCTAAAAAAAATTTACTTAATTTAAAAGATGTACAGGTACTTAAACATTATCCTTATCTCATTGAAGAAACACCTAATGCAGAGAGATTAAGGAAACTAACATATTCATTACCGATTGATCCGTATCTAGAAGACGAAGAGTTATCTAAAATTGTTGATGCGATTAATCATATGCCGACTTAGCTCAGTGGTAGAGCAGTTGATTTGTAATCATCAGGTCGAGAGTTCGAATCCCTCAGTCGGCACCACACACCTGCCTTGTCAAACTAACAATTGTAAATCACATTGTTTTGATATAAATTATTATGACAAGGAGACAACATGTCAACAATCACACATTTTTTTAAATTATTTAAATACTCTTTTTCCGATAAATATTTTTGGGAAAGAAAACAAGCAGAGACAGAAAAATTCTTATCGACTGCAACTGATCAATACGATTTAGAGTTGAAACAGAAACAGTTATCAAAGAGTAAAGGATTTTATGTCTAATAACAAGAAAGGTGACTGGGTATATTCACATGGAATATGGCACCCAGTTTATAAATGGTAGTAATATGTCACAAATTTTTAAATGGTTCAAGTCACTTGGTCAAACTTTTGGTGGGCATGATATTAGTGCTGTGGATTCAAATCTTGTTCGCTACTACAGAACTGAGTATGGTTCAAGGTGGAAAGAAGAACTTAATCACCACTTATACAATAAAGTTCAAAAAAAAGGATAACCATGAGAAAACCAATCTGGGCTGGAGTGACCACAAACACCCCTATATTTAACTTCAAAGTTAATAAAAAATTCATCACATTTAAGTAAATCCCCTACCTGACAGATTGTCGCAGGGGGTTTTACCCTTATTTTTCAACACTTTTCACGCCAAATTAATTCTTGACATCATACCCATTGCTTGATATTCTAATATTGTATCAAAGAGAGGTATATTATATTATGAAAGTATCAGAAATGGCAAAAATCTTAAACGCAATCAAAAGTATGCGTAAAGAAGAGTTGAATTGCGTTGTTAACGCAGTAAATGAAGCACGAAGACGTGTATCAGTGTTTGCATCAACAAATTTTACTGTTGGTCAACAAGTTGAGTTTGGTAGACCAAACGGAAGAAAACACATTGGTAATATCATAAAGATGAACGATGTGAAAGCAGTTGTTAAAACGGAAAGTCAAACATGGCGTGTTCCTTACTCACTTATGAGAGGGGTAGCATAATATGAGATATAAAGAAAAATGGAAGATGGTGTTTAAATCACACAGTGGTAAATGGAATACTTTTTCATTCTACGATTATAAAGAATGTGTTGGTTTTAAAGATAAACTTCTTAATGCTTATACTTGTTCTGAGATTAAGATTTTTCACTATGAGTTAGTGGGTCTTAACATTGGTCAACCTAGATGTGTCTTTGACGCTCAAGGTTTGATTGACTATCAAACTGCTGTTGAGGATGTAGAGAGAATATCTCCACATATATTTTAATATGGGTATTTGGTCAGAGTTTGCAGAGGAGGGTCTTATGAGTATTAAAAAAACTAAACCACAAAAATCAAGAGATGCAAAAAGGTATGTGTTATCTTCACGTGCCAGAAATAAAGTATTAGGTGAGATAAAAAAGTCATCTAAAAAATCAATGCGAAAGTATAGTAAAGAAATGATTAGTCAACAAACAGATCCAAGACACAATCAGTGGGGTGTTGGTGGCGAACCAACGGACAAAAGATATTGGGATTCACATTATGCCTAATGATAAAGATAAATTAGAAGAGTTTAAAGTAGAACCTATTACATTTACAAGGGTCACTTTAGAAGTTGAAAAAATACGTATTGATGATATACTAGATCAATATCGTAGAAAAATGCAAGATAGACCTCTTAAAACAAATGAGAATGAGAACATGAAAATTTTTGAGGGATATATGCAAGGATTACATTTTATGGAAAAAGTTATTATGGAGGCGACAAATGAGCAATCAAAGACCAGGCAAATTCACTAAAAAACTAGACTCAGGTATGGACGCAATGAACCTTAAAAAGTCATTGTATCTGGCCGCAACAGCACTAGAAAATGCAGATAAAGAGGACGAAGCATTTTACTTTCATCAATTAGTAGAGTGGATTCAAGACGGAAACAACCTGCCACTTGAAGGGCCAGAAATGGAGAAAGCACTTGGCCTCTAAAAAATCTTACACATATCATCACAATTCACGTATTGCAAAATACTTTGCAGAGAGACGTGGTGGAAAATATCTTGGGTTTATGGGTAGTTTAGATTTAGATACAATGATTATCAAAGACAATAATCATGACAAAAATATACGTGTTAAGAAATCTGGCGCATATGTAGTTGAATATGACAAATGATATTATTGAAAGTATTATTGATGTAGGAAGTGGTTTTCTACTTGCAATTGTCATACAATTACTGATATTTCCATTGTTTGATCTATATCCAAGTATATTAGACAGTATGGGTATTGCTTTGATCTTTACTGTGGTATCCATGACAAGATCAGCATTATGGCGTAGATATTTTAGAAAACGAAGAGTATGACAGATGAACAAATAAAAGAACTATTAAATATGTTCACAAATCTACCAGACCCCGAACAACAACCTAGGGTATTTGATTATTATGTACGAGTTTACAAATTTATGAAAGGTATACGATGAAAGAATTTATTATTGCAGTTATATTATTTGTATTTCTAATTCTTGGAATACTATATACTAAACCTGCAACATGGTTTTATCATACACACGAATGTGATGGTGGAATCGGCGGAGGTTGTAATTTATCAACAGGCGAAGGCAATATTCTAACTAAATGGAGGCAAAAATGAGACAATTAACTTACGATACATGGAACAGTATTATGGATGCCAATTGGAATCCATTACGACATATAAAAGACATGCAAGTACGACATTTGGTACTACAATTATTGGCATGGATGTGGTGTATAACATTTTCACTATATTTCGGATCATTTGTAATATTTGGATATACTGCTGTGGCACACTTTATTATCATTCTAGCAGTGGTAGTAACAGTCGCTACATTTAAAACAGCGGAATCTTTTAAAACGCATGACGGAACACTGAAATACGAGGAGGCACAGGCTCCTAGTAAATACGAGGATATTTGGTAGAATGGCGCAACCAAATAAAGACATGTATTACAATCCAAATCTCAATGTAAAAGAGTGGTGGAAAAGAATACCTGATAGTTCAGATTATGGAACAACAAGTCATAGAATAAGATATAGTTATGAAATATGCCCAAGTTGTGAAGCTGATCTAGTAAATAATAAATGCGTTATATGTGAGACAACAGAGGATGAATAAAATGAAAAATTATAATAATAAGATCAAACTATCAGAGGAGTTATATCCCTTTAGACATATTATAGAAAAGTTGATTGAAAAAGACGGTATAACAAAGTTTCCGCTAGTACGTAATAATAAAAAGTTCAAAAGTAATAAAATTAGCAGTATTACAATCAATTAGAGAGACATGTGGAAGAGGAAGAGTGGTATGATGAATGCCCTCTATGTGGCGAAGATATAGAAGAATGCGAGTGTTTTGACATTGGATAAATTATTAGTTGTTGGTGATAGTTATTGTATGAATTACATAAAGATGAGGAATAGACTTCATTTAGAAAATAAAGAACCATACATTTTATATCATCCTACACTTAATGTTCCCACAGAATTTGAGTGGAAATATACAAAAGAGTATCCTATTTGGCCAGAAATTGTCGCAAAAAAATATAATATGAACTTAATTAATTTATCTGAATCTGGTGCTGGCAATTATTCTATATTTTCTATGGCGCTTGACGCTATTGTAAAAGAAAAACCGGATAAATTAATAGTCGCTTGGAGTGGTTGGGATAGATTTGATTTTGAAGCTGAAGAAGTTAAAATGAAAACTAGAATTGTCTCTAATAAAATAGAGAAGAGTGAAACATTTTATTTAAAACCTAAAAATAATACAAGAACTGCTTGGATTAGATATCACCCTCAACCTTGGGGAAATCCTAATGATGAAAAGAATAATACGAGTTGTTTACGAGACATTGAAAATGTAGGCGGATTTAAAATGGTGGCAGGTGTTAATATGTTTATGAGATTGGCCTATTCTTTACAAGAAACATGTAAGTCTTTAAATATTGATTTGAAAATGTATCAGTCTGTAAGACCCTTTTCAGCTGTAGAAGATAAAAGAGAAGCTGTAAAACTTGTTTTAAGAGATTTATTTTTAGATAAAATTGATGATAAAATATTCAAAGGATTTCCTATACTAAATTATATTGGAGGCAGTTGTTTCTCGGATATTATTTACACTAATGATAGAATACATAATATATCTTATTATGACGGACATCCTAACAAAACAGGACATGAAAAGATAGCAGAATATGTGGCAACCTAAAGAATTAAAACTGTTTATTGATATAACAACTCAAACAATAGCATTCAAACATATAAGAAACGCCGCCTACACACATACATTAGAGCATATACTCACAGTAAGCTCGCTCGCTAGGGGCTTCCAATGAGTATTCCACAGTATAAGAACGATATTGGTGTACAATCCATAGAAATCGGAGTACGCAACTTTCAGTGTATAGGGGAAACACCACCAATGGATCATCCACACATATACTTAACTATGGGAAGTGGTATCAGTAAGGTATGTCTATATTGTAACACAGAATACGTTCTAAACAAGAAACTTTCACGTGAAGAGACAATACCCGAGGGATGCTGGCATGGTGATGTAGATGAGACATTATAGTAACTGGCATCACATTATAGGATATGTACATCATAAAGGACACATATTCGGTCATATTCTCAGAGTAAACGGAAAGAATGTACAGTATATACCTGTGCCACATATTTGCGTACAAATATATAAAACCCTCAAAAAAACATTAGGTAGTGTTCTTTAGAGTCTGCGGCCTATCGGCAAAATTTTCACAGTATCCTCAGAATTATTACAGAAATTCCATCTGCGGCCAAATAAACCCTTGACAAAAGCCCGAACCTGTGGTAGAATAGGTTATGTGCCTGGGGGTATAGTATAGCATTACAGCATAGTATTCACGTATATACATTAACCCTTGACAGATGGTACAAACTATGATAGTATAAAGAAGTATTACAGGTACATCACAGTATGTTCGAGTGACCTGTGAAACATCGCAGCAAGGCCCGTTAAGGTAGCATGGTGGCCCACACAGACGACAGTATATCCTCTCAATCGGATAAAGTCGTTAAAGTTCCTCAATCGAGGTGTGGGGTGGAAGTCGGGCCTTCTGCATTACATGAGTCAGGTTGACACACCCGCCTAAAGAGAGCCACCTGGCCGTAATCTATAAATGCAATTGTAGATTCAACCAATATACTGCGACACTACCTACCCCCTCCCCCCCTAAAATCTCTTGACAAACCCGTAGGGATGTTATATAATAAAATTATATCGAAAGGATAAATTATGGGAAAAGTTAAAGCAATGTACATGGAACAAGAAGAACAGATCATGGAGTGGTATTATGACGGAATTACTCTTGAAAAGGCAAAGCATCTAGCGGAATTGTCTTTTGGTCCTTCAGTAATCGATTTAGTAGAGTCTATCTACACATATGGCGAAGACTATGAGATGATGCAATCTGAGGGTGTTCCTATATGATGCTTCCACCAGAAATGAAAGCGTTGTTTATTACATCAATGGCAATCGTATTTGTATTAATCATATTTGGAGCGTAAAATGGTACGTCTATTGACATTTCTATTGTTTAGTATATCATTCTTCATAATGCTTGGCATAGTAGCAACTGCATGATGATAGAATACGCAATGATACTCTTTGCAATACTGTTAAATGATGTTTTAGTCAACATTCTCTGACCAGCGAGCATTCTCGAAGCGTCTCGAAGCATCTTTATTATACTCTGATGTATATAAGGGCGGCGGCGCACTGAACTTTTCTTATAAATAAACATATATTAGGAGTATTGACATGTCAAAGTATTTTTTATTATCATCTAACCATAACGATTTTTCATCTCTGGCAGCATATGTCATCGGAAAGACATTTGGTTACCACGATAACTATATCAATAAGTCGGAGGTTTCAAGTCCGTACAAAGATTGGTATGTTTTTATCGAACAAACTACTGGTTCTGATACAATCAATAATATTTCAAACATGAGCACATGGTTGTCAACTCTTTATGATAACGTCAACGCAGATAATATTGAAGATTTTTCTACACCTCTGACAGGTTTACTTTGGGAATCAAAGAAACCTGCTTCTAACGCACATTACGGTGATGTTCACGTACAGGTTGGTATCGATCCGTCTGTAAGTATTGACACAACTGACTATGATAAGGTCGTAGCAGTGACAGATTCAAAAGTAATTCACTTAACATGGAGTGATTATACTCATTCATCCTTTACAACCACATACAAAGCACGTTGTGATGCCATGGATACTAGCAATAATGTATCTGATTGGGATGAAAGATTTAAAACTTACAAAGCAAACATGGCTGCAATCACATATCCAAGTGATGGTAAGAGTTTTGTATTGTATCAAGATAAACTTTTAGACAAAGATGCGACACACTACGGTGAACTTTGCACATTTTTAGGACAATCACAGTTAGGCACATCCACCTGGCAAGGATACGTGGACGCTTATAATACTTACATAGCATCATAATCATTGACAAATCATCAAATTGATGATATAATTTTGTTATGAACTCACGATTTGATTTAAATAATTTAGAATTTGCGTTGATGCATCATTCAGAAAACAATAAATCTTTCAATCAAGCTTTAGATATAGGTTCATGCAGTAATACATTTACTAAATTTTTAACACGTTGTTTTGATGTAACACTATCATTTGATGCTAGGAATGACGTTGCTTTATTTGATGTGGAAACGACAAAAAAATTTTATGTTGTTGATGAACATGAGTTTCAAGGACTTTCTACATTTTTTGAAGAAAATTTTTTACATTGGGAAAAAAAATTTAATCGAAAATTTGATTATAGAGAGATTATGGTTGAAACAAGAACACTTGATAGTTTAAAAACTTCACCTGATTTTATTAAAATTGATACTGAAGGCAGTGAACCTTACATATTAAAAGGTGGAATGGAAACTATTTCAAAATATAAACCAACAATATTAATCGAAGAAATGAAAAATACTGATTATTCGAATATTCTATTACCATTAGGATATGAAAAGATACAACCAAACGACAGTGAAGATGATCCTGTTTACATTTATAGGAATACAAATGAATAATGCTAACTTATTAAAACAAATATCACTAAAAGATTTAAATCGACCAAAAGATCACATTCAAGTATTAGAAACTTATCCTTTTGGTGTTCGTAACATTTATGACGATGCGATGTCAATTAATATTAATCGTAAAACAGGTCAACAAGTTCCTTTACATATAGATTTAGAATTAACAACACTTGAAAAAGTGGGAGTTGTTCGTACATCCAATGTCAACGCAAGAATGACTGATTGGTATGTACATGAAGAAAGTGATTCCTATAATTGGATTGCTCGACAAGCGTGTTTACTTGCTGAACAGATTACAGCGAAACTTGCAAAGACAAAATTTGAATGTCATGAGATGTGGGGTGTGCATTACACTGAAAAAACATCGACACGAGCTCATTCACACTGGCCTTATCAGTTTGCATTTGGTTATTATATTAAGATGCCAAAGTATGCACCAATAGTTTTCCCTACTGCAAACTATGAGTACAATCCTAAACCAGGCGATCTTATTGTTTTTCCTGGCCATATACAACATGAAGTAAAATCTGTTGAAGGTGAACGCATCATGGTTGCAGGTAATCTTAAAAATACTCTCTGGTCAGTTTCAAGAAATTTTCAAAACTCATCAATCAAAGATGTCATCAAACATAACACATAAATATAGTTATGTTAAATGGATTAAAAAGAAGAAGTCAGCATTTTTTCTATGATGATACAAAGATTCCGTCAAAAGAAACAATAGATCTAATACTTCAAGAAACTTATTCATTAGTTCCTTTGAAAAATGATTTATCATGGATCAAAGCAGAAGTTTTTGGACCAGAGTATTCTGAGGATAAACATAAATTTTGTTTACAAACTGTCTGTGATTATTATGATGGTGATGAAAATGATGTTTATTCAGACGCAGGTATTGATCCGTTAAAGATAGTTGACCCGATAAATGTTTGGGGTATTGGCAGAGAAAGAGAAAAACATATTGAAGAAGATCTTATGCCAAAACTTTTAGAATACAAAAAGATTAAAAAAAGAGTACAACCTCCTCTTCTATACAATTTAGTTCAGTTTAACAATCAAGTATTAGCACCTTGGGTAATTATGTTTACTTGTAAACTAAATCGTAACGGAAGAGCGATCATACAAAATAAAAATCCAAATGACATGGATCATTCACTTCTAAAATATACAAATATTAAAAATGCGTATGTACAAACATCCATGATGGCGTTGACAATCGCAGGTTTGGCAAATGAAAATCATTTAGACTGTAGTTTTACTATGTGTTTTTTTCCAAGTAATCACAATGACAACGCATTGATTAGTACAGATGAAAAATTTTTGATGGCTGTAAGTGTTGGTGTTGCAGACAATGATGTAGATTATTCAAAAGCAGACTCAACAAAACGTAAAGAGTTTAACAAATATTCAAACATTTTTAAATTTAAATAGACATGAACAAAACAAATTTTATGGGTAAGGACGGATTTCATTGGTTCGTAGGAGTTGTAGAATCAAGAGAAGATCCAAGTCAATTAGGAAGAGTACAAGTTCGTGTCTTAGGTATTCACACAGATAACAAAACATCTATACCTACAGAGGATTTACCTTGGGCAACTGTGATGCAACCAACTACAAGTTCAGCAAACTCTGGTATAGGAACATCGCCAAGTTTTATTATTGAAGGATCATGGGTTGTAGGATTTTTTATGGATACAGAAAAACAACAACCAATTATTATGGGAACTTTACCTGGTGTTCAAAATCAAGAGGTTGATATATCAAAAGGTTTTTATGATCCAAACGGAACGTATCCATTAAGTCATTATCTAAATGAGTCTGATGTGAATAAACTTGCCAGAGGCGATAGTACACGATTAATAAAAGTACCTGACACAGTAACAGGCGAACCTTCCAATCCTTACAATGCTGTCTATCCAAAAAATCATGTGTTTGAATCTGAATCAGGTCACGTCATAGAGATTGACGATACTACAGACGCAGAAAGAATACATGTTTATCACAAGTCAGGTTCATTTGTAGAGTTTCATCCTAATGGTGATATTGTCACTCAACACAAAAATGGATTCAAAACTGTGACAGGCAATGATAATATTCATGTCACAGGTGATCTAACAATCAAAGCAGATGGTGATATAAAGATAAACGGAAAGTCAATCAATCTAAATTCTGGTACACAAGGTGCTGCACGATTAGGTGATACAACATTAGATAATGATACTGAACTCAATGGCGCCGATGCAGGTAAAATAGATTCCAGCTCTTCTACTGTAATCATTGGTGATTAGTGTATAAATACTCTTATAGGAGAGTATCTTTATGGCACACGTTTCGGGTAATTTTGGCACAGACGCACAATTAACAAACAAAAGTAGTAAGTCTGCAAGAATAAACACTGATTTAGATTTATTTTTCACAAGAAGAACAAATAAAGATGTTAGCGTTGTAGAAGATATTCAGGCTGTCAAAAGATCAATTCGTAATTTAGTACAATTTAATCCTCATGAGAAACCATTTCACCCAGAGATCTCATCAGGTGTTCGTGATTTATTATTTGAAAATATGTCACCTGTCACCAGTGTTGTACTTGCAAGAAAAGTAGAAGACGTAATTACAAACTTTGAACCTCGTGCTAGACTACAATCTGTAAGAGCGATACCAAGATTTGATGACAACGCATATGAGGTCACTGTTGATTTTTACGTTAGAAACTACCCTACAGAATTAGTAAACTTAGACCTCTTTCTAGAGAGATTACGATAATGGCAACGACTGTAAATAAAAAAAATTTAAGAGTAACGGAACTTGACTTTGATGAAATAAAAGATAATTTAAAAACTTTTTTAAAAGATCAAGATGTTTTAAAAGATTACGACTTCGATGGTTCTGCAATGAACATATTGTTAGACACACTTGCATACAACACTCACTATCTTGGTTACAATGCAAACATGGCTGCAAATGAAATGTTCTTAGACACAGCAGGTTTACGTTCATCTGTGGTATCACACGCAAAAACTTTAGGTTATGAAGTTCAATCTGCCCGAGCACCAAAAGCACAAATCAACGTGACAGTGGTTTCTGATCAAACATCTATCACAATGCCAGCAGGTACAAAATTTTCAACAACATATGATGGCACAGATTACAATTTTGTAACAGCGAATGATATACAAAGATTTAAGTTTGGTAATTCTGTTAACTTTGATTCTATAGATGTTTTTGAAGGTACATACATTACAACAAGATATACAGTTGATACATCAGACTTAGAACAAAGATTTTTATTAAGAGACAATCGTGCCGATACATCCACACTAAGAGTCACAGTTCAGAACTCATCTACAGATACAACTTCAACAACTTATACAAAGGCAACTGATATTACACAATTAGAATCTACATCTACAGTTTATTATTTACAAGAAACTGAGGGAGGTCAATTTGAAGTTTACTTTGGAGATGATGTTGTTTCAAAAGCAGTAGCAGATGGTAAT